TATGAACAGTCCTCACCGCAAAACATTTTAACGTATCTGAAAGGACGATAACAAATGACAAAGACATTGGACACACTGATACCAGACATTTACACTATGCTTGAGCAGGGTGCTGATGTCGAACAGTCACATGTTAAGGAAGCCCTTGATGAAGTCGGCAGTCTTGTGCGAGAGGCTGTCGAAACCATACTCCGTGAAGGCCAGCGTGAAGGTGCATCACACCTACGTCTGTCTTCAATCGGCAAACCAGACCGTCAGATTTGGTACGGAGTACAAGGCGAAGAAGGAGAGTCCATCAATGGGCAGACTAAGATTAAGTTTCTTATGGGACATGTCCTTGAGGCTCTCCTGATTTGTCTTACCAAAGCATCAGGTCACGAAGTAACAGAGGCACAGGAAACCGTAGAGGTTGAGGGTGTGCTGGGACATCAGGACTGTGTGATTGATGGTGTACTTGTTGACATCAAGTCAGCATCGTCATTCGCATTCAAGAAGTTTAAGGAAGGCAGGCTATCAGAAGATGACCCCTTTGGTTACATCGCACAGATTAGTGCGTATGCTACGAAGAACAACCGCAAGGAAGCAGCCTTCTTTGCTATCGACAAGAACAGCAGTGAGCTATGTATCTTACCAGTGCATGACATGGAAATGATTGACGCACCATCACGAGTCAACCACCTGAAGGATGTCGTGTCTAAAGATACACCACCTGCTCGTTGCTATGGAGACTTGGAAGATGGTAAGTCTGGCAATCGTAAGCTTGCTATTGGCTGTGCCTTCTGCCCATTCAAAAAGAAATGCTGGGCTGATGCCAATGGCGGTCAAGGTCTGAGAGCATTCAAATACTCTAATGGAGTACGTTACTTGACAACTGTGGCGAAGACCCCAGACGTTGAGGAAGTACAGGTATAATGGGATTCAAAAGAAAAAAATATAATCACGAATACAAATCAAACTCTGAGTACGAAGCTGCTCAGCAACTTCACAAGCACAAGATTAAGTTTGTGTATGAGAAAGAGAAGCTACCATTCGAGTGGCGTGAGGATAAGAATTATATCCCAGACTTTTTCCTACCCAACGGCGTCATCTTAGAAGTGAAGGGAAGGTTCATGCCAGAGGACAGGAAGAAACACCTGTTCATTAAGTCGCAATACCCTGACCTTGACATACGCTTTGTCTTTGATAACCCACACCGCAAGCTATACAAGGGTGGTAAGATGACGTATGCAGATTGGTGTGACAAGTATGGCTACATGTACTGTAAATTAAATGAAGGCATTCCACAAACGTGGCTTGACAAACAGGGTGTCAGGTAGTAATATAACATTTCACTTGGATGAGTTTCGTCCTGATGAGTCGTCACCTGAACGTACATTGTTCTTATGTGTGATACTTCAGGCACTGCTAGACGCATCCAAGCCAGCGTATGAAGGGGAGCCTTCGACCGCTAGGATAGATAGAGACAGAGCATCTGCTTGGTTCTTTGCATCAGTCGGCACTACGGCTGAGGACTTTGAAGAAGTATGTACCAATGCAGGTGTGGATTCAGAATACATGAGAGACTTTGCTTACAAAGTTTTACAGACAGGAGAAATAGATTATGTTAGAAAGAGAATCAATGCAATCCTTGGACACTAACTTCAACTACTTTGAAGAGCCAAGCGACCCAGTAAATAAACCAGCACACTACAACACTAAGGGTGTGGAAGCAATCAAGGCTATCGAAGCCAGCATGTCAGACGAGGAATACCAGGGGTATCTCAAGGGTAACTGCATGAAATATATGTGGCGTTACAAGTACAAGGGCAAGCCTGTGGAAGACTTGAAAAAAGCGCAGTGGTATCTCGAAAAGCTTATTGCTTCTGTAGAAAGCGTATAGTATAATAGGAGACTTGGCACAATGCAAGTAACACTAATCGACCATATGGGCAGCGACTTAACAGTAGTTAATGCTGCTCGTGTATCCTTTAACAAGGAATCACAACGAGAGAAGAACGGCAACATCAATGACCTGTCTGATGCAGACAAGAAGCTTATCAACTACTTAGCTACGCATGGTCACTGGTCGCCCTTCTCACACTGCTTCTTACAGTTTCGTATTGAAGCTCCCCTCTTTGTCGCACGACAGCTGGTGAAACACCAAGTGGGGTTGGCTTGGAATGAAGTCAGCCGCCGCTATGTGGACTATACACCCAAGTTCTACACGCCTCAATCGTGGCGTAAGAAAGCTGACAATGTAAAGCAGGGTAGCTCCGATGATACTATAGACTATCACATTGGCTCGTACACACGCTCAGCTATTGCAGAGTATGAACGTATGCTTGATGTAGGTATCGCTCCTGAGATGGCACGTATGGTATTACCACAGAACATGTACACAGAATGGTACTGGTCTGGTTCACTATATGCTTTCTCCCGTGTCGTTAACCAACGGCTAGACAAGACGGCGCAGGCAGAGACACGATATATTGCAGACTTGATTAGCCAAGCTGCCGCACGATTTGATTTTAAATACAGCTGGAAAGCATTAACAGGAGAGGAGCTTCGTATAAATGAAACAGAAAAATACATTGAATAATTACTTACCATCGGACTACCAAACATTCATCGCCACGTCACGCTATGCACGTTGGCTGGATGACGAAGGACGCAGAGAAACATGGGGCGAAACAGTTGGCCGCTTCATCGACAACATCGTACGGCCAAGTGGCGTGTCTGATAAGGACGTTAACGACCTCCAAGAAGCCATCCTAAACCTACAGGTAATGCCCAGCATGAGAGCCTTGATGACTGCAGGACCAGCCGCAGCACGTGACAACACCTGTGTATATAACTGTAGCTACCTGCCTGTTGACCACCCACGTGCATTCGATGAAGCTATGTTCATCTTGCTGTGTGGTACTGGCGTTGGCTTCTCTGTTGAGCGTCAAGCAATCACCAAGCTACCTGAAGTACCAGCCGACATCAACGACAGCGAAGACCTTATCGTTGTACAGGACAGCAAGGAAGGTTGGGCTAAGGCACTACGTAAACTAATCAGTGGTTTGTATACAGGCGATGTACCCAAGTGGGACTTGTCTAAGATTCGTGCCGCAGGTCAACGCCTCAAGACATTTGGTGGACGTGCCTCTGGACCTGACCCATTGAACGACTTGTTCAAGTTTGTTGTAGCCAAGTTCAAGGGCGCAGCAGGACGTAAGCTTAACAGCGTTGAGTGCCACGACATCATGTGTAAGATTGGCGAGGTAGTTGTAGTGGGTGGTGTTCGCCGCAGTGCAATGATTAGTTTGTCTAACCTATCTGATGACCGTATGCGTCACGCTAAATCTGGTCAATGGTGGGAGAACGAAGGGCAACGTGCTTTGGCTAACAACTCTGTAGCCTACACTGACAAGCCTGACATGGAAACATTCATGCGTGAGTGGCTATCTCTTGTCGAGTCTAAGTCTGGTGAGCGTGGTATCTTTAGCCGCATTGCAGCAGACAAACACGTAGCACGTAACGGTCGCCGCACCACTGGTATGGAGTGGGGTACAAACCCTTGCAGTGAAATCATCCTGCGTCCTTACCAGTTCTGTAACCTGACTGAGGTTGTTGTTCGTCCTACCGACACAGAAAAAACCTTGACAAACAAAGTAAGACTTGCTACAATCTTAGGAACAATTCAATCAACATACACAGACATGCCGTATCTTCGTCCTGTCTGGCGTAAAAACACTGAAGATGAAAGGCTGTTGGGCGTAAGCTTGACAGGAATTATGGACAATGAAATCACTAACAACCCATCTACAAAGTTACTTAACAAGCTTCGTGACTCTGCTGTACAAACAAACAGGGATTATGCTGAGCAGCTTGGAATTAATCCATCTGCGGCCATCACTTGTGTCAAGCCTTCAGGTACTGTGTCGCAGCTGGTTGATAGCGCTTCTGGCATTCATGCTCGTCATAGCGAATACTACATCCGCACTGTACGGGGTGATAACAAAGACCCTCTCACGCAGTTCCTAACTAACGCTGGGATACCAGCAGAGCCGTGCGTTATGAAGCCTGACAGCACCACAGTGTTTAGCTTCCCAGTCAAATCACCAGAAGGTGCAGTGACACGTAACGACATGACTGCTATTGAACAGCTTGAGCTATGGAAAGTATACGCTCTTGAGTGGTGTGAGCATAAGCCATCAGTTACTATCACAGTACGTGAGGAAGAGTGGCTCAAGGTAGGTGCGTGGGTATACGATAACTTTGACATCTGTTCTGGTGTATCGTTCCTACCACACAGCGACCACAGCTATGCACAAGCACCTTATCAGGACTGTGACAAAGAAACATACGAGGAAGCCCTTGCTAAGATGCCAGAGCGTATTGACTGGCTTGGTCTGTCTGAGTACGAACAGGAAGATAACACAGCAGGCTCACAGACTATGGCATGTAGCGGTGATTCATGTGAGGTTGTTGACCTAACATAGGAGAATGATATGATTGAAATTTATGGACAGCCTAACTGTGTCCATTGCGAAAAGGCGGTGGAGTTATGTAAGGACAAGAAGCTCCCTTACAAATACTTCACCGTCAAGCAGGACATTACCATTGAAGAGTTTAAGGAAATGTTTCCACGTAAGCTAACAGTTCCTCAGATAAATGTAGACGGACAATACCTTGGTGGTTATGACGAACTGGAGGCTAAGTATGAAAAGCCCATGTAAGGCCAGCACAGATACTACAGTAGATAGCTGTGAGTTGTCTAACCTACATGACACATGTATACATTGTGGCCGCACGTCACGTGACTTGGAGAACTGGCAAGCAATGACACATGAAGAAAAGAAAGCAGCAAACCTAGCAGCTAAACAAAGACTAAAGGGTATGTGGACTAAATAAGGAGATTTAAATGCCCAAAAAAAAACCAGAGTGGAGAGCAGAACACTATTTTAAATTAATTAACCTTTTAACTGAAGCGATAAAAAAAGAACGAGGTTTAGAGATAGCCGACCCTTATAACGTGAATAACCCATACACAAGAGAAGTTCAAAGATACAGAAAAATGATAGAGCTTGTTGAAAACTTCTTTGAGTTTGACATATACTGCCACAATGGAGGCACTGTTATTATTAAAGACAAGTACATTGTCTCTTTGCGTAGTCCTAAATATAGGATTAAAGGCAAAGGGGAATGGTATACGTATAGAAAGTCTCAAAAACTTTACGACATAATGAATGAAAGGACTGGAAGTTTATCGTAATGACACATCTTGTTTGTAACCTACCAAATCAAAAAGTATACGTTAGAAAAGAATATCTCTATGACCTTGAAAGGGGTCATGGGGAGTTCGTTGAAGGACACTGGGTAACTGCTAAGTCACTTCCTGGACGTGCGTTTTATTTTGAAACATTTCTACCAGAGTATGGTGCTTTATATGACAAGCTACCCATCAGTGCGTTTGTATCAGAACCAAAGACACCTGACCCTGACTTACCATTAAATGACCTACAGTTCTGGAACTGCATGGACTACGGTGTAACAGCTATATGTAAACAGTTCATAGGTAGTATGGATTATGAGGTGTTCACACGTAGCCATCAAGTACTTAAAGGTTCCTACATCTGCACACTTGATAACTATCACGTATCCGCTGATGAGGTGGATTATAGTACATCAGAAACACCAGAAGAACATAAGTCATTTAATCTATTGGAGCTTGTTAATGGTCAGTTCTGTCTGTACCCTAACAATCGAATGCGTGTATATGATAACTCACTCACGCCACCTGAACCAACAATGCCTGACTTCAAAGTATCTACTGAATATTATCAAGTAGAAAATGGTTATGAGTATCGCCTTGGTGACACGGACGAATACTACTGGAAAAAACTTCTTGACATTTAGTAATTTATTTACTATAATATATATGGTGGTGGGCTAAACCTCCTTTCTCTCTCAATCCCTCTAGCTCACCACCATTATTTATTTGGAGATGTAATGAAGAAAAGACCCGTAATTTATATTGGATACGATGACCGTGACCATAGAGCCTTTGAGGTTCTGGCACATTCTATTCGTAAGTACAATAAAGAGTATGACATCATCCCACTTATGGAGCCTGCACTACGCCGCAATGGTTTGTATCGCAGAGCCTCTCGTGTCTTCCTACACGAACCTAATCAACGCTATGATGTGTTTGATGGACGCCCATTCAGTACAGACTTTACCTTCACACGCTTCCTCGTACCTGCACTAAACCAGTACGATGGCTTAGCTTTGTTTATGGATGCCGATATGTTTGTACGTGCAGACATAGCAGGTATCTTTGATGTCTATGGAAAGAACGAAGAGTATGCAGTACAGTGCGTACAACATAAGTATGAACCAGAGTCCTCTATTAAGATGGACGGTGTAGCTCAGACGAGATACCACAGAAAGAACTGGTCTAGCTTTATGTTATTTAATTGTAGTCACCCATCTAACTTAAAGCTTACAGTAGACGATGTTAATCTTCGGACTGGTGGGTGGCTCCATTCTTTTGGATGGCTAGACGACGAGGAGATTGGTGCTATCCATCCTGAGTGGAACTGGCTAGACGGTTTCTCTGACCCACAAGTCGAGGCTAAGAACGTACACTTTACTACAGGAGGTCCTTGGTTTGATAAGTGGAAGGCCAGCCGCCCTGTTGAAGAAGCCTACGTTGAAGAGTGGGAACAAGCCGAAGCAGAAATAACAACACAACTAATACTGGAGAACATGTAATGACATACACCTTTGTAACAAGCTTTCATAAGAAACACGAGGATGTCTATGCACGTATGATGCTTGAGTCTGTAGCTAAGAACTGGAAGCCAAGTGACACCAAGCTTATCGCTTACGTTGAGGGCTATGACAGCCTTGACGAACTTCCTTTAAATGATTTAGATGGTGTCATTGAGTACCGACACATTGAAAGTATTGATGCACGTAATAACTTTATTGAACGCAACAAAGATAAGAATGGTAACTACGCTGAAGCCCCATACAACTACCGTATGGATGCGCTTCGCTTTTGCCATAAAGTATATGCACTGACAGACGTAGCCCTTGAGATGCTAGACAACCAAGACCAAGGATGGCTTGCATGGATTGATGCTGACACAGTTACAAAGAAAATGTTTAAGGCAGAAGATGCTGCTAAGATTATGATTCCAGAGGTAGACATTGTACACCTTGGTCGTATTGATATTGACTATAGCGAGACAGGCTTCATGGCATTCAACATGGCGTACCACAATGCAGCATCTTTGCTGATTGATTTACGTGGTGCTTATGACACAGATGAAGTGTTTGGTTATCGTGAGTGGACTGATGCCTTTATCTTTACACGTCTACTTAAAATCTACGAAGCACATGGAGCCAAAGTTCGTAACCTTTCAGAAGGTGTACGTGGTCTGTCTGTCTTTGACCAGTGCATGTTGGACGAATACTTTGTACATAACAAGGGCAACTTAAAGTTTGATGTTGCTGCTGTAAAAGAAAAGGCAAACAGTGTATCACAAGATGTTACTGGACCAGAAAGATACAAGCAACTAGCTACTCTTGTACGTCACTACTCAGAAGATAAAGAAGTATTTATTATTGCAGAGACTGGGACATGGAACGGCGGACGTGCTATTGAAATGGCGCTTGCTGCTTACGATAACGTAGACGAAGTACACTACATGGGCTTTGATTTGTTTGAGCAAGCGACTGATGAGACAGACAAGCTTGAGCTTAACATCAAGGCACACAACTCAGAAGACTTGGTTAACAAAAGACTTGATGACTTTTCACAGAAGATGTTAGAAAATGGTAAAACATTTAGCTGGAGCTTGTATGCTGGTAACACCAACGAAACAATGGAGCAGGTTAGCTTTGATAAGGTTGACTTTGCTTTCATTGATGGTGGGCATTCATACGATACAGTACAGAATGACTACGGCTTCTTACGTGACGTAGACGTTGTTGTCTTCGATGACTTCTACTCTGT